GAGGTTATTGATTCAATAGGACAAAAACCAACAGGTCAACAACTTGGTGTTATTGCACAAGAAATAGAAGAAATATTGCCTGATGTAGTAGAAACACAAACAACAGGAATTAAAACTGTTAATCCAGATAATCTCACATGGTATCTGGTCAATGCAGTTAAGGAACTTTCTGCTGAAGTAAAGAAATTAAAGAACGGTTCATAAACTGTCCACCCGAACTTGACTACCTACGAGATTAAGTCTATAATAGGCTTAGTTTCGTTTTTTTATGAACGCCAAAGAAAAACTTTTATTTGTAAGTTCTTTTGTTTGGTTTCTACATTGGGGAGTATGTCTTACATCTTTCATTCTGGATACGGCTATTCTACGAGGTTATGTAAGAGTGTTGCCTCTTGGTTTATAAAGAAGTATTTTCCCAGACACAAAATTAGTCTTGATATCATTCATCGTGGAATGAAGAGAGAACATTGCGTTGGTTATTGTGATACAACGGGTGGTTGGTTTCGCCCCCGTAACTTCGAGATCGAGATTGATACACATCTTGATAAAGAAACTTACATAAAAACTTTACTACACGAGATGTTTCACATGAAACAATTCATTGATGGAACTCTCAAAACAAAAAGGTCAAAGATGTACTACAAAAATGAACCAGTAGAAAATTATGACTATCTTTACCAACCACATGAGATTGCTGCCAGAGAGGCAGAGGAAACTCTATACAAAGAATATTATGAAAAAAGATTGGAAAGTGTATTGTGAAAAGACTTTCAATAATCTGAAAGCAAACTCACATAAATGGAGATCATCATCAAATTGGGATAGAGCCATCACACGAGATTATTACATTGGTGTATTTGATTGTGGAAATCCAAATCCAACTGGAATGATAAGTGAGAATGCTTTTCACAACAAGATAAACAAAACAAAAACAGTACATGATCATTGTTTATCGCCACAGTTTATTGGTCGTATGATTATGGATAATCAAGACAAATATCTAAGTGACTACGAGACATTTAAAGAGATATTTTGGTATTCTTGCCGAACAATTATAGTCACACAACGAGAGAATGAGGACTTATCTGATCTTACATCAAATCGAGATAATAAGTATCAAGTCTTAGTTCCCACTCACATGAAGTACAATTCTTTGAATATATCTCTATACAAGAAAGATGAGAATAAGACTCAATGGAAACACGCTCAACCAATCGAATCAAATATATTAGACGTGCCTGAAGAACTATTAGAATATGAAAAACAATACCTAACCAGTTGAATTACTGTCACAAGGGGTGGTTGCTATGCCGCCCTGTCTGATTATAATGTACATATACGATTATTATTTGAATGACTCTTACACTTAGACCACATCAACTTAAAGCTGTACAAGCAATGTTTCGTCACACTAAAGGACAAATCATTGTTCCTACTGGTGGCGGTAAGACAATGTGTATGATCAATGATGCTGAACAGAGATTCAGATCAGTTGATGTTCGTGCTATCGTGGTTGTTGCTCCTCGTATTCTACTTGCAAATCAACTATCAGCAGAGTTCTTAGAGCATATCACTGATGTTGATGTGATTCATGTTCATAGTGGAGAGACACATCACAACAGCACAACTAAGACCGACCAACTTGAGTATTGGTATCACAACAGCACAGAGAATATTCTAATCTTTACAACATATCATTCACTACACAAGATACAAGAGAGTGATATTGAAGTTGATACTATCTATTTTGATGAGGCACATAATTCAGTTCAGAAAAACTTTTTCCCTGCTACTGAACACTTCTCATACAATACAGATCGTTGTTACTTCTTTACTGCTACACCAAAACATAGTCGTACACCAGCAAAGGCGGGTATGAACTGGACTCAAGTATATGGTCAAGTGATATGTCAGGTGCCTGCTCCTAAGTTAGTTAAAGATGGTTACATACTACCACCTAAAGTAGAAGTTTATCAATCAAGAATATTACAAAAAGATGAGTTAGTTGCTGATCGTGATTGTGAACAGATGATTGACTCTATAGATAATCTATGTAAGAATAAAGTATTGATATGTGCTAAGTCAACTAAACAAATCATTGCTCTATTATCTCAAACTGATTTCATTCAAGAGTTAGCAGATCGTGGTTATTCATGGTTGACTATCACATCTAAAACTGGCGCTATCGTAGATGGCGAGAAGGTAGATAGAGAAGAGTTCTTTAATACTCTTAATGCTTGGGGTAGAGATACAACTAAAAAGTTTGTTGTTCTACATCATAGTATTCTATCTGAAGGTATCAATGTCAATGGATTGGAAGCAGTTCTATTTCTAAGAAGTATGGACTACATAGGTATTAGTCAAACTATTGGTCGTGTGATACGTCTAGGAGACGCCACAAAGACGTTTGGTTTAGTTTGCATACCTGTCTATAGCAAAGTTGGAATTAGCACTGCTCGCAAAGTTGAAGCAGTTGTTGATACTGTATTCAACAAAGGCGAACCAGCAATCTCAATCGTAAACAATTAATTAAATGAATTTATTAGTTGCTGGTAGAATTACTGGCTCTTGCTTGATTATTGTTGCATATTTTGTTATACTACATATATCAACACTCTATGGTGCAATTATTCACGTTATTGCTGATGTTATTTGTATGCCCTTTTACATCAAATATAAACAATATGATGTTGTAATTATGTTATGTTTTCTAGCGACAATAGCAATTAGTAAAATTACTATCTTACTACAATGAAAGACCAAGCCTCAGTTGGGGAAGAAACACCAGCTATCAAATATGATAGAGCATTATCTCTATTCACAGAGTCAGTATTAAAACCTGACCACGATTTGCGTGGTTGTGCTCATAATCAAGGTTGTTATGAACAACTTATGGAAATAAGACAACACGTTTTAGATTATCTTAAAACTTTAAAAGAAGTTACACATCACACAAATGCTGATGAGAGTGATGAGATAGAAACTGAGAAATTAATTGAAACTAAAAGAGTTTATACTGAGAAGGAATACTGGGAAGGCAAAGTGCCTGATGACCAGTTTGAAAACTATCTTAACAAATATGGTTACGAATATACACCAACTGTGACAGTTGATAAACCTACACACAGGGCTCGCCATTCTGACTTAGATGCTCTATAATGTCAATGGGGAAACAAAATCATCTTAGTTATGATTTTTGTTTCTCGCACCTTATTATACATAATCATGGACAAAACCAAAGAAGAGTGTATTACGCTAATTGAAAACTATTACTGTCAGAGATTAACTGAATTAGTAGATTTAAAGATGTATGATGAAGCACACGCCATCTTTGAGGAATTTTCACTTGGCGATGATGAATCATATCAATGGTTTTTTATTAAAATATTGGAAGATACAACAAACGAATGAAAACTGCATTGATTACTGGTGGTGCTGGATTTATAGCACATCATTTGATTGCCCGTATTCTAACTCAAACAGATTGGAATATAGTTACACTTGATAGACTTGATTATAGTGGCAATCTCAATCGTCTCAATGATATACTACAATATGAATGTACACCGAATGAGAGAAAAAGAGTTAAGGTAGTCTGGCATGATTTGAAGGCAGAATTAAATCCACTTGTAAGACGTGAGATTGGTAAGGTAGATTATATTCTACATCTTGCAGCTGGATCTCATGTAGATAGAAGTATTGATTATCCAATGGAATTTGTGATGGATAATGTAGTGGGAACTTGTAATATATTAGACTTCGCCAGATCACTCGATCATTTAGAGAGATTCTTATATTTTAGTACTGATGAGGTATTTGGGCCAGCTCCTGACGGCATCAAGTATCAAGAGAATGATAGATATAATTCTACAAATCCATATAGTGCTACTAAAGCAGGCGGAGAAGAATTAGCAGTTGCCTACGAGAATACATATCAACTACCAGTTTATATAACTCATACTATGAATGTATTTGGCGAGAGACAACACCCAGAAAAGTATATTCCAATGTGTATTCGCAGAATACGAGACGGCGATAAGGTCACTATCCATAGTGACAGTACGAGAACTGTACCAGGCTCGAGACACTATATACACGCTGATGATGTTGCGAGTGCTGTATTGTTTCTAATCAATTATAAAGGTAAATTTGATAAATCATGGGGGAATGCCAAATGCCCTAAGTTTAATATCGTAGGTGCTGAAGAGTTAGATAATTTAAAACTCGCAAAGATAATTGCTCAAGCACAAGATAAGAAATTGAAATATGAAATGGTTGACTTTCATTCATCGAGGCCAGGCCATGACTTACGTTATGCACTAGACGGCAGTAAGATGCGAGATTTAGGGTGGACACCTGATGCTACTGTAGTTGAGAGACTACGAGACGTTACAACGTGGACGCTAAAAAATGAGCGTTGGTTATAATCCACAAGTTAATGATTATGTAGTCTGGACTACCGCCATGGGGCAAGTCCATAAAGGTTGGGTATATTTTGTTGCCAGTGAAACAGAGCATAAACGAGGTTGGCGAACACCTACGAGATATATCTCTATCGAGATTGCTACCAAACCTAGAAAGCAATGTGACTTGACTACATTCTTACATAAACGTATTCATGTATGCCTATGTTGTTTTGAGCATAATTGGAATGAATTAGAACTAATCAAAAAAAGAAAAAGTAAATATGATGACACTATAATATGGGAATCGAACATGGCAATGTATTAGTGTGCCAGTTTTATTAGTGTCT